GTAAGCACATAATATTTTAATCAGCGGTGCGGCTATTTGCACCCGTTGCATTTGTTTACTCTTTTTCATGGGGTTATAACAACACCCTTTGCGTCCGGTCCTTGATTTTTCTCAAAAAGCTTTAAATCCCTGCATGTCTTCCCGGTGATTCCGCGCCATATATTCTTCTTTTTTTTTGCATCCACTACACTCCTGCCTGTCTTTTCCGGCAGTCTACTCCCCGCTTATCTTTTGTTTCTGGTATCGTCATGTTAATCAATCCTCCTTTACCCAAAGCTAACAATTAAGTTTAGCGTTGCGGAGCATACGTTGCAACGACTGATTATAAAACCGGTTCGTTTTCTGCCTCAAAGATGTCAGATTTACATGAATAAAATTCGCCCCGAGCGTCCTTAATTATCCAATCACCAATATTAGCGACATGATCACCATCAAGTGTAGGAATAGTTAGTTTTCCACTTAGCCACGTTGCAAAGGGAACCTCCGGTTTTCTCTTGTACTGTCCTTCATTTATCCAATGCAAAATATCATAAGATGACTCATCATTTAGGTATTGCATAGCTTCAATCTCAACGGGTTTTTTTTTAAATTTTGGCATAGCTTTTATTCCTTCCTTTGTAGGTTTTATAATATTCTGTTAAGTGGTGAGCAAAGCGATATCAAGCTTCAACTTTTTATTATGTGCCAGTCTTTCCTGGCTGTCATGCCTTCCCGAACCTGGCGGGATACTCCCTTAGCTTACGCTGTCACGGACTCGAACCGTGTCCTTCACCTGATCTCGGCAAACGAGCTGGACTCGAACCAGCCTGATCGGTTGTGCTTGTAAGCACATAATATTTTAATCAGCGGTGCGGCTATTTGCACCCGTTGCATTTGTTTACTCTTTTTCATGGGGTTATAACAACACCCTTTGCGTCCGGTGCTTGATTTTTCTCAAAAAGCTTTAAATCCCTGCATGTCTTCCCGGTGATTCCGCGCCATATATTCTTCTTTTTTTTTACATCCACTACACTCCTGCCTGTCTTTTTTGTCCAGCGGAAGAATAGGACAATCCAAGCACGGACAAGTTGACGCCGTTTTCTCAACCAGATCACCGCGCCGGAACGCATGTTGCGCCTCTCGCATTGTCAAATGATCTTCCTGTAGCAATGTTTTTCTACGCTTCCTGGATTTCATGTGGTCGCCGGTTACTTTCTTGGCGCTGCAAACATCACAGCGAAGTCGGTTTGAGGCTTTGATGGAAAGTCTCAATTCTGCTCCGCAATCCTGACAATTTTTTAGGACTGCTTCGATCAAGTTTCCGGGACCACATTTTGGGCAGTGTCCTTTCCGCTGGCCGACAATATAATAATTGTAGATGCATCCACACAAGAATTCGTATTCAATGCCATCGCGCCGACCTCGTTTCCTCATGTTTTATTTTACCTCCCCGATTATTTCAAATGTTTTATGGAAAACATGGGGTTTGTAACTATCCGAGTATCCCAATCCGGTATCGACGATGTAGTTTCCAGGGCATACATAACCACCTTGGTGCAAATATTTGATCCATCCATGATCTCTCAGGTTATTTCCACACATTTTGCATAATCCGTTATAGGCATCCGGGTCCTGTATCACGTCTGGATGGTCGCCCATTTTGAACCATTGGACCATATCATAAACTTTTGATTTCTTTCTGCATTTTGGCATTATTTGTTTTCCTCCTTCACCTCTTCCGCGAATATTTCAGCCCGCAAAACATCCCTGATAATAAAAATTATTTCATGAACAAGCGAACGACAAGATGCCGTTGCCCTTTTCTCAAGCCTACCAATCAAGGTAGGGCTTAAATAATCTTCTAATGTTATTTCCGGGTAAACTCTGGATACTGTTTTTGCTGCCGCGGGAGGAATGGGTGGCACCTGTTTTTTTATATCTGCTTTATCACAAAACCATTTGTCCATATTCATTTTTTCTATGCACTTTAAGCAATGAGAGCAACCAACCGACGGAAGGTTTGTGCAACCAGCCGTTAAACACTCCACCCCGGCAGTAAAATGGATAGCATTGGGTAGGTTTCCATTTCGAATGGCATAGACGCAAGAAGCGCAATAGAAAGAGCCTATTAGCATTTCGCCGCCGCATCCCGGTGTTTTGCAAATCTTTTTTTTCTCAATCATGATTTAATCTCCTTTTTATTTATTTTTTTTATTTATTTTAAATTATATTACGTCCGGATGCATGCTGGCCTAGCCATCTGGACCCATATCTTTTGATCATTTCTTTACGGGCAGATTCATAAGTTCCGCTTATTATTACGATACAACCCGTGTTCAGCGCGTCCCAATACCCGAATGTAAAATACCAATCTTGTTTTTTTTCTTCTACCATTTTTTATTCTACAGTATCTTTATTTTAGTTAAAAAATTTATTAAAAATGTATAAATTGATGCATAAAAATATAAATCATTGTATTTATTACAATTTATATACACTTTTATACCACCCTAAAAAATATAACATGTTCAAACCTGTATTTTATCTTATTGATTAGATCATTAAAGATCATTGCTATCCTATTGACCGATTTTTTAAGTAACTGTTATACTTACTACTATCTTATTAAGATCTAGAAGATCAATAAATAGTAATATTAGTTATATAGACTATACAATTTTGATGATTTTCTCCTAAGCTTGCATAGTTTTTTTATTTATCTGGATCTCTATCAATTTCATCGTTTTTATTGGTCTTCTTGGTCTTGATATGATAGTTGTAATTATATCAATATGTTAAAAGCAGCCATTAAAACACCAAAAGACCATGTTAATAATCTTTATCGTCCATCGTAAACATCATCACGATCCCAATCCATTTCCATTTCAACTGCTTTTTCAAAATGATAAACACATTCTGCAAAATCAGGAATAATATAGTACCATTCCTGTTTACCGCTTATATCCATTGTTTTTCTTCGCCTACGCAAGGATGGACAAAGCTGTCTTAACGCTTTCCCAAACTGTCTATCTATCCTAATGTTTTTAAATCCTAACATTTTAGAATGTTCAACATAATCATTATATAATTCAGCACAATAAATCTCACCATCCCAATCATTATTTTTTTTAGATACTTTCATATCTCTTATTTTTTCATACCAAAATTTTTGAACGTCATTCATTGATGAAAGGATCTGATCAAATAATGCAGAAGTGCGAGGAACTTTTTTTATATCAGCTTCATTTTCATAATTCCAACGCAACAAGTCGTAAAGAAGTGCTTCATGCCCTCCGTTATTCATTTGTTTTGATATTTTTTGAAAATATGAGATATTTTGCATGCAATTATCAGCAACATCAATTACAAAAAAACGTCTTTCTTCCATACCGGCTGGAACGACCCATTCGTTATTGGAGGCCATGGCTAGATTGATATGATTTTTTACCATGAATGAATCTTTTCCTTTTGGCTCTACAATCAAAATATCTTCTGTGATCATCCCCCTTACAATCCCTTCGACTGATTTATCACCAGCCCAGAACCCTTCATCGACAAATACAAACAAGGCATCTTTAAAAAGATTATTAAATCTTCCAACAAGTTGCGACTGGTTATTAATATGTAAAAAATGATTACCAAAAAGTTTACCAAAATTTGTAAGAAACACTCCTTTTCCGGTCCCCTGTTTTCCCCTTAACACAATTGAAGTTCCAGGACGTTTTCCACCAGGATTTTGAACAATTCGCGCCATCCATGAAATAATCCAATTATAATGGCTCTGGTTGCCGCTGGCGATATTTGAAAAAATATGATCCCGGTATAAGGACCAATCACCTTTAATCGATTGTGTAGCCAATCCGCGCCATAGGTTATAACAATTTGAATACAATCCTTTGTTATTATCGTCAGGATCAAAAACAATTTGATCACATTCACGTCTATTGATTGATTTTAACCATAATTCAGCGGCTGTAATTTCTTTCTTTTGACCATATTCACCAAACTTAGGATTTAGAACCATGCGATTTAAATATCTGTTGCGGAAATCGTTTACAGATGAAAATGTGGTTTCTATTCTTTTAGATACCGGGTTTATTTCTTCATTCATGACTACAAATTTACCGGCAATCATAATTGCAATATGTTTTTTGTTCAATAGCGATACTTCATCATCATATTGCTTTTTCTCAGGTGATTGATTAACAAGTGCAATTAAATCATCCATCTGCCCACCTGATTCTAACCAGTCGGACACATCCCCTTTTTCTGGAAGCTCGGGAAGCTGTATAATTTTAATCGATTGTGCAACTGGCGAAAGCTCCCGGTAAACTCTTTCAGCATGATCTTGTCCTGGAATATCATTATCCGGAATAGCTATAACGTGTTTACCTTCAAAATATTTATTTACATTCGGCCACCATTTCCCGGCCCCCATAGGGCAGCATGTAGCCGTGATGCCAATTGCTTTTAAATTATCAACATCTTTTTCACCTTCAACGATATAGATAATTTCATTTTCAGGCTTGATAATCTCTTGCAAATTATATGGAATGATTTCGATGTCTTGAAGATTCCATATCCATTTATCATCTGATTCATCACTCGATGCCGGTTGTCGTTGCTTAAAAGACTTTGGATCTCTAAAGCGAACCGCTTGAAATATCAATTTTCCTTTTTCATCACGATAATCATAAGTGGATTCTATAATTCCTGTTTTTTTGGATTTACTATTTTTCTTAATTTTTTTTGCAGAAAAATCTATGTTTAATTTCTTGGCATAAAATTCCAATATCTCAATGAAATCACATCCTGACAATTGGGGATGCAAATCACGGGCAGAATCAAATAGACTTGACGTCCATACCATTTTTCCAGATGATCCAGCCCTATTGAAAGCTACAAGATATCCCCTGTATGTATTGGTGTTGCCAAGGTATATACCGCAAGATGGCTTCTTCTCAGTTTTGTATGGAGAATATACCGATACCCATCCACGGGCATTTGGGGCACCTGAACCTGCTAATCGAACACCCATTTCTTGATATTCTGAAATGATATTTATTTGGGAAAGTACTGCTTGTTTTATCTGATCAATTGTTTGTGGTTTTTGCATCATTTATCCCATCCATTCAGAAAAATATAAAATCAAAGGTTCATATCAATTGCGTTCGAATCCATGTATTGCTGTACATCTACCTTTTTATGTCGAATGGTACGATTAAAAACTCTGATGAATGGGATTCCTTTCTTTTTTGATCTGTGATTATGCAACGTTTGTCTTGAAATTCCTATTAACTTTGAAACCTCTTCAGTTGTCAAATATTCCTTATCAATTGAATTCATCATGGTGTTATTTCTTGCTTTATTATATTAAACTTCTATCCCGATAATATCTTTCGAGAATCCTATATGTTGTTTTTTCAGCCATTTTCCGGTTTACACAAGGCCAGAAATAAATATTGTATCGTTGCTCCCATGCAACAATAGAAGCAAATATTGATTTTGGTAGCATCATGGTATACTCTTGCGAACTTCTTAAGATTTGTTGCCAATCGCCTTCACATACTATAGCTGCATATTCGAATTTCCCCATGCGTTCTATTTCGCGCTGAAACCTTTCCCGGCCTGATCCGCATGAACCAAATAAATCAATAACTGATTTACGCTCGACGCAAATTTGATCTGAATATCCTTCAAGGCTGTAATCTCCAGTATCCAATTTTTTAATAATAATTTTTGGTTGAGGATCTATTCCTTTGAATAAAAAAGGTTTTTGTTCCCTGGTATCAACAATGATTGTAAAATTTTTCATTAAAATATCCTCAAATGCATTGCAATTGCAATTCAAGAAAAGAATCTTCCTTATACATAGACATAATCTTTTCTGTTAATAATGTTTTTCTTTTTTGTGAATCTATCCTGTGAATAGCGGATTCGATGGCCTTAAACCTTCCCACCGTTATGCAAATTTCTTTCGCCCGGCTGATAGCGGTATAAATCCATGATCTATTTACAAATGGCCCGAAGGTGTTATGAACCGGGATAACAATCACTGGGGCCTCTGACCCTTGCATGCGATGACAAGTGATTGCGTAGGCGTGCAAAAGGCTGTTCGCCCGGCGCTCAACATAAACTTGTCTATCTGGATTTATGAAATTCACACATAATGTTCTTGATTTTATAAAATAATGTTCTTTTGATTCTGCCTTGGGGTCCATAATAATATATCCGATATCTCCGTTTACAATTAATTCATCTTTATTATGAACCGCAGGCATAATTTTATTTTTTGTATTGATCACTTTATCTGCTATGCAAAAAGATGTTCCATTCATTTTTTTTGCATCATGATTCAATATTTTTTGCATTTCAAAATTTAAATCCTGGCAGCTTAAATTTGTTCTGGAGTTCATTGGAGAAATTATTTGAACGTCCCAGGTGGGATCATATCCGCGTCCTGAAAGATTTTCAGAAACCAATTTTTTGATAACAGACTGGATAGCCTCTGGCGTAGAAACCTCAATATGACGTAAATTTTTTGGAGGTATTGCGTCTAAATCTAGACTATCAGAAGGTTTATAAACCTTTCCATGCTCTATTTTCTGGCATGCAAAAGCGATGTCACCGGCTGACCTGTGTATTTTTGTAAGATTTATAGTCGGTATTATGCCTGTTTTTAATAAATCTCTTAATACTGCTCCAGGCCCCACACTTGGTAATTGCCCTTTATCTCCTACCAGCAATATTTTTGTTTTTATGTTTATAGCTTTTAAAAAATCAGCCATTAAATTATTGGTTACCATGCTGACTTCATCAACAATTACTAACCCTGTTTTTATTTGGTTGATTTCATTTTTTGTAAAATAGAATATACCATTATCACCAACTTGCGGCTCCATGAGCTTATGAATTGTACACGCAAACCCACCTGTTGCTTCCATCATGCGCTTGGCAGCTTTTCCGGTAGGCGCGCAAAGTTCTATAATCAATCCTCTTGATTTTGCTTGCTTGATAATTTCTTTAATAGTGGTTGTTTTTCCAGTCCCCGGACCCCCGGTTAAAATAGATAGTTGATTATTTAAAACCATTTCAACGGAATCTTGTTGTTGATCCGTAAGGATTATTCCACTGATATCATCCTGTTGTTTATTTTCGGTATCACTATCCCCTCCGTCTGCAATTGGTATCGTATGCATAAAATCACCTTTTCGGATATAATGGTTTCGTTTTTATCTAATTTATCCAAGCTATAAAAAATTTTTGATGAAAGTTCTTTTTTTACCAATATTTTATCAAAAATCATTTCTTCGATAGCATTAAAAAATGTTAAATTGATTTTCAATAATTTTGTTACGACCTCTTGCAAGTTTTCTAATTGAACCCAAACATGCCCAGTCCTGGTTTCCTGTTCAATTCCGTATTGTATGCCAGCTTTCAATCTAAAAATATCATCAGGCGCTATTCCCAACGTTTGGGCTATCTGGTCAGCAGTTAAAAATCCAACTCCTTTTATATCAGTTAAGATATAAGGATTTTTTTTAATTAAACCGATTGCCATATGCCCCCAAAATTTTATGCATAGGATGGAAAGATCCTTTCTCAACCCTTTTATTTTGTAAAATATTTTTTCAAGAGAAATAATCGTTTTTTCCATTTCTTCTTTTTGCATTAAATCATGCTGGATCTCTTTTGCCCGTTCAATTGTAATTCCTTTTATTTCCTTTGATACTTTATCAGGATTTTTTTTTAATATTTCAATGGCGTTAACATCATATTCATACATAATTTTATTTGCTGTTGAAGGCCCGATACCTTTGCAGGTCATCACGAGATATTTACAAATTCCGGCTGTATCTTCAGGCTCCATAGCTTCATAGGCTGAAAATTTGAATTGCTTACCAAACTTTGGATTATCAATCCATTCCCCTTGTAGCCTATATTCAATTCCGACAAGGGGATCTACCATGGAGCCTACAGCCGTAAACGATTCATATCCAAAATCTACTTCTCTATTAAACGCACCAATTAAAAAATAATTCTTTTGATTTGAAAAAATAATTCTGTTTAAAGCTCCTATTTCTTCCATGCCGTTATACTTTCTTTATAAAAATAATTTTTAAGCATATTATTAATTTCTACTTGCATATCAGGTAATTTAATAATTTTATTCTTTATGCTATAATCTGATGTAAGATGAACCAATACTCGCTTGAATCCTCCAGTTGCTCCTGGAAAATAGCTTTCTTCCTCTAAAATTCGTTGGTATAAATTCAATTGCATAGCGTATTTATTTAAATCTGTGTCCTCAAGATGATCTATCGGGTATAAAGCAGAATCATAATTATTAACTTTTGATATTTTCTTGTTTTGTTTCCAATCTAATATAATTACAGTTAACGTTGCCGGATCAAACATCAGCAAATCAATAGTTCCGGCAACGCCTAAATTTGGACTAAAAACAATTTTTTCAGCTTCTATAAATTTAAAATTTTTTAAAAGGGCAACAACGGCAATATTTACTTTATAAAAAAGTTTTTTTTCTCTATCGCTGGACGGAAGCGGTAAGTTTTGCTTTCCTTCAATAAGCTTTTCGGCATATAAATGAACATTAGTTCCTGAAGTAGTACCACGAACCTTCTCTTTATCCCATTTTTCAAGAACCTGCTCGATTGTTATCCCATCACGATCAGCAACGAAAGCGGACCATTTTTCTTTATCAAATGTGGGAAAATATTTACCGATAAATTGAGTTCCTGAAATAAATTGTTGGGAAGAATCATCCAGTGTATATGTGTGCAATATTTCACTAAAAGTAATTGTTTTATTGTTATGCGTTGCCCTTTTAATCATATTGACCAGCCTTTGTTAAATGTCAGCGAAATTGTCGGTTTCTATTTCTTTCATGTCAACCGAATCAATTGATTCATATCCATAAAATGACACCTGATTGTTTGTAATGGTCTTTCCATTTTTAACATATGAATTCTCATCAACAGTTAGAACGGCGCGTTTTCCAAGGACATCTGACCCCCATGCTCTTGCGTTCAAATTTGCGTTTCCTTTAATGAGGCCAATTTTTTTAGCAACAAAAATTCGTCTTTTTTTGATCGCTTCTTTTTCCTGGTCATGAGGAAGCATGACATCATCATATAAGAATTTTCCGTTGAATGATTCATCTTGATCCTCGGTCGCGCCTTCTCCCTGTATTTCAAAAACTTTATCAATTCTCCATTTTAAATTGGCCTTAAAACAGGAATAATCTTTCAAATCAGCTTGTCTAGGTTTGCTCTCAACACAAGTGCAAGCGTACCGTCCAATCAAAGGCCATTTTTGATCAGCATTTTTGAATTCTTTTTCAGAAATTTCCTCTGTTGTTTCAACAGAATCCCAACTTAATTGATCAGCCATTCTTTTCTCCTTTGTTTTAATTGTTGTTGTATTTTGTTTATTTCAATCTTGGTTGTTGCCCATGTTCCAGGGTATCCCAATAATGATAATCCTGCCTTGAAAACCTTGGGATACCCAAATTGATTTATAAGATAATCAAGACGGTTCATTCAGTACGGTAAGTCGTTGCCTCCTGGATCATCATCTTCAATATCCAATTGTTTGTCGTAATCACCGGGAGCCTCTTCCTTATCTTTTGCAGCAACTACTTGAAATACATCTTTTTTTAAAAGATCACTTTCAGAAATTCCAGCATCTTCAACATTTTCCTTTTCTTCAATAGCCGGACTATATTCAAGCCCTGCTTTTTTCAATACTAGCATCCGGATGAACTCATTTGCCATATCAATTGTAAATTCTTTAGCAGAATTAACATTGAAAGGCTCCATCTTCAATAACTCAGCCCACTCTTTTTTACTGTGAATTTTTAATTCACTTTTCAGCTTGACGATATTTTTAAGCTGCTCCATATGGACAGGTTCTTCCGAATCATTGATTTGTTTCTTAAAATCAGACTTAGACTTGAGTTCTTCTTGTTTTGGCTCGCTTTTGTGTTCTGTGCCAGGAGGAAATATGAGCGAAAAAGGAGGAAATATGGGCGCAGTCTGATTTGTATCTTCTTTGCTGGAAACAGCTTTTTCAACTGGATGAATTTTGACTTCATCATCCTGATATCCAACGGTATCAGGTCCGGTAGAAAAATCCTGCCCGAAAGACTTTACCAAATAGTCATAAATGGCTTGATCATTTTCCCATGGAATTTTTTCACCAACTTTTAACTTGTTTGTCCGGTCCTTTAATTTAACCGTTCCTGAAAACCCGCTTTTATATCGTTTGTTTTCCTCCACCTCGATTGAGGTGTCGAAATAATATGGCAACCGCTTAAACCCATCAAAGGTCGATCCGATGACCTTCATATTATCGCCCCACTGTTCTTTACTTTGGCACGTAACAATTACGTTCAAATCGCAACTTAAAAGCATGCGAATGAATTTTTCGGCCTCTCTGTTGATCGGCTGATAGTCTCGTGGTTGCAAAACGTAATACTCTTTTTTGTGCCCTTTCGAGCTGATCTCTCGTTTGAGATATAAGTCAACGTACTTAGCCATTAAACTAGCATAGTATACGCTGAAAGAATCAAACCCTAATGTTTTTATTTTCCCAGGACTTTTCAACAACCTTTTCGTAGCGTTGAATATTTCATCGGGGTCATTGGTTTGAAGGCGCAGAAAATTAAATTCATCGGCATAATGATCTGAACCAAATTCAGTATCAACAATTGCCAAAGCTTCGGGATCTCCATCTGGAACATTCGCAAGCCTTAACATCGTTCTAGTTTTGAATCCTCCTGGTGGACCGTACAAAAACAATTTGAATTTTTTACTTCTCGGTAAAGCTTTTTTGAACATAAGTTTTTCTCCTTCCATTTTTTTGCATTTATAATTATTTATGGCAGCCGTATCAATATGAGTAATAATCACGCACAAGTTCATACAGCCTGAATGTCTCTTCTGCATCTTTTTCACAATACTTTTGAATATCATCCACTAACCCAACATCCCAATAATGCTGGACAAGGCTTCCGTCAATGCCTTCCATTTTTCCTTCACCAAAGAAAATTTTTAGGTAATAATCAAGTTTCCCTTTCGCAAATGATTCCCAGTTTCCAAGCACCATCCGAAGATCCATATGATTACCAATTTGATATTTTTTAGTATCAATTTTTTTACCTGGATGTATCCGCTCTCTCATGGAATGTAGATTGAGAGTCCGGACATCAAAAGATATTCCGTTGAACGTTGCGTAGAAATTGTATTGCGCTAAAATATCCCAGGCTTGTAGCAATAATTCTTTTTCAGATGCGTGGCTCTCATCCTTCAATACAACACTTCCGATATTCGAACCATCGCACCATGAAAAGCAGCAAATCAAATTTGTAAGCGGGTCCATACCCAGCTCATTCAATCTTTTTGCTGTTTTATCTGATATATCCGCTTGTATTTTTGCTTCATCCTTCAAATTTTTTTTAGCTTCAATCTCTGGCAAAAATTCAATGATTGATTGATCAGCAATTGTTTCAAGATCGAAAGCAACCGGCCTGATGTTTTTTGTCATTTTGATTCTCCTTTTTTTAGCTTTGGATTATAAAGTTGCTTGCAATTTTATAATTCTTGCAAGTGATTTTCCAGGATTGCGCCCAGCAATTAACATGTTAAGATATCTTGACGAAATACACAACACCCGCGCTGTTTCGGGCTTCCCGAGAGCTTTGACCATTTTTTTTAAATATCTTTTAGTTTTCATGGTTTGGACTTTCGCACATCTAAAATTTATAGTCAAGAACTTTTTTCCCAAAATTAAGGAAAAAAGTTCTTGACTATTTAAAAAAAATAGAATTATAATGTTTTCATGATCAAAATAAAACAGAAAGCTTGGATGTTCAGCACAAACGATAAGAAATTACAGGAGATCAATATGATAATAATGTTATGCGTTTTATTTTTGTTTATGGGAATTGTTTCATTGTGTGTAATTGTATTCGGCGGGAGGGTATAGAATGAAACACCTTGATCTATTTTCAGGCATAGGCGGTTTTTCTCTAGCTGCAAGGAATGTGTGGGGAAACAACCACGAGATAACCGCCTTTTACGAACCCAACAGGCAGTGTCAGGGGGTACTATCACGACATTTTCCAGGCGTAAAAATCAAAGATGATGTGAGGAATTATGACAATAGCGATTCAGCAACCATTATTTCAGGCGGAGACCCATGCCCTATCCGATCTAAGGCAAGAAGCATCTGGAGATCAGGAAAGTGTGCAGACTATTCCGGATACTTCCTTGCCGTGGTCGCAAGAAGCAGGCCCAGGTGGGTACTCCGCGAGAATGTTCCTGCATCAGATGATCGTGACTTTTGCGCCGCGCTGGAAGTTCTCGGATACAGAACGGTTATTATCCGAACAAACGCTTATTCGTATACAGCTCAAAACAGAACCAGAGACATCGTTATCGGATGTTCTGAAACAGAAAAAGCTTTCAACTTCCGACTTCACTTTGAGCGCGAAAGCCGCAAGGGGCCTGATAAAAAGAAACATAATAAGGCGGATGGCTATCCTTGTCTTACTACGCACCCCTTGCGCTACGATGCGCGTGATGGTTACATTTGGGACGGTTCGGGGAGTCTTCGGACCGCTGATCGAGACGAAAGAACAGAGCTTGCCGGATTCCCTGTTGGCTGGCTTGACGGATTATCTAAAACGGCGGTTGCTCGAGTTGCAGGAAATGCAGTAGTCCCAGCGACGATAGTTCCCATGATGCAAAAAATTAAGGAAATAGAAGATGAAATATGACGATATCGAGGAACAAATTGATAGATTTTTTGATCGATTTGAGAGAGCGGTGCCGGTTATCCTGATCCCGGTGGGGCTGTTTTTGTGCTGCCACGTTTATGGCCCGGCCCTATATGAAATTTTTATGAAATGAGGACAGTTCGCATGGCAAAGGGTTACAACTGGATTGAAAAAATAAAGGAATTCAACGCCGAGCATGGGACCGATTATCCTGCGGGTGAAAAGTCTTTCTTTGAGGCGGTATACAAGGAATATAAGAGCGCCGGTAAAATAGCGTATTTAATGGGCGATATATGCCGCACTGCAGTCCTGCTCCGATTGAATGCTGCCGGTATAGACTGCCACTGGCCGACCATGGATGAAAATATAAACGAGATGATGGTGGCATACAATAAGGCATCCGGGGAAAGCTGGGGAGATCCAGCCATGTTATTGAAAGACCTGTACAAGAATCACGGCAGCACGCGTAAAATAGGCGTGATAACCGGTAAGTCTTATGTGACCATAAAAAATTATATGAAGCATTTGGGCGTTCCATTAAAATCTGTCGGCGGGCCGAACAACGTCAGGCACCATGGAGCAAAAGAAGCCGTTCTGTCCGAATTGAAAAATGGGTTCGAGGGCAGCTATGGCGACATGGCAAAAATCACAGGGTTCCCGAAGCATTCGTGTCGGTATCATATGGGCCTTGCTGGATATTATCGTTAATAAACCAAATTTCCCCGGCTCACTGCTGTTTTCTATTATTTTAATCTTTAGCCGAAAAGGTCGCGTACGTAAGGATTTGATAGCAGCCGAGGCGTTTTCTGTTTTTGGTTGTGCAAAATTGGAGATGCCGAGCCGGGGATTTTTTTAAAGAAAGAAAGAAATTGAGGATGAAAATGAAATTTTATAGATTTTCAAATTTCGTATCAATTTATGGGGTTGAAATACGGGAAAGCCATTACGACTTATTAAGAGAAACCCCGCGCGGATATTGGATTGAAAAATATGGGTTTGAAAAATGGGTAAGCAAAACATCAAGGAAAAGATTTGCTTACCCGGATCGTAAGCAAGCATTGAGAAATTTTATTGCTCGCAAGGAAAGACAAATTAAAATATGTACATCAAGTTTATCCAGTGCAAAGATCGCCTTAAATCAGGCAGAAAATATGAAATGCGATGGTTGTGACTGATTTTTTAAAAGAAAGGAATTTGATGATGAAAATTTTAGATATCGACACAATGCTTGAGGACGAAATAACTTGCCCGCACTGTGGTTTTCGGCATGAGGACAGCTACGAGTTAGCTGACAGCGATGGAGAGGAATTGGAGTGCGACGAATGCGGAAATAAATACATACTGGGTGTAGACATTTGCATCTCATATTCAACAAGGAAACTATGATGAGCTTATCATGCGAATGTGAATGTTATGACGATTGTGGTCAATATTATGAAGCGCCAAAAGATTTTACACCTATGACAACTCCTAACAAAAAATGTATATCATGTAATTCTGTAATAAATTTAGGATCTCCGGCATTGGACTTTTTGCAGTATGAAACTTGTTACGATGATGATGTTTGCATTGACTGCAAAAAAGAAAGCGCAGCGTGTGAAAATTGCGAAGAAAACGGTGGTTGCATAGACAACAAGCGAGATTTAGGAACAGATTACATGTGTGAAGATTGCGGAGAAATATATCTAAATCTTTCTGTCATAGGGTACTGCATACCAATCTGGGATCAAAGTATGCAAGATTTTTTGGCTGAATATCAAAAACTTACTGGATTTAAAAAATGTTTAAAATAATAACTAATCCGAATTTGGTAGAAACAATACAATGCAAATTTCCAAAAAAGAAAAAGAATCGGCGGTGGGATAAAAAATATAAAAAGTATATTAAAGAAAGTCCGATGCAAAGCTTTTATTTTTTAAAAAAGGAAAGCGCTTTAATTTGCCACCCATCGATCCGGGAAATTCTGGAGAAAAAATTAGAGGATAGTATGCTTTAAAAGCTGCAATGACTGGAATGTACTAAAAAGATAGGATAGAGGGAGATATTGCGCATGAATTTAAAAGACATACCACAAATGACCAATGCAGGAAATTATCAAGTAAATGTTGACTGGGAGTATCTTCTGCATTGGATAGATAAACACTTACAAAGTGGAAGAGGTTCCGCGATACTAGATTTAAATCCTGATTTCCAGAGAGGCCATGTATGGAATGCCAAGCAGCAAAGAAAGTATATCGAGTATAAAATGAAGAATGGCCCTGGTGCAAATATCATTTATTTTAATTGTGTTGGCTGGATGGATGATTTTAGAGGTCCGTTTGTAATCGTTGATGGATTGCAACGGCTTACAGCAGTTACAAAATTCATGAAAAATAAACTTCGTGTGTTTAAAGGACTGAGTGATGACAAAGTAGGATTTATACACAGCGACTTCATTGGACTCATGAGACTCATGCGTGGTTGTGAATTTATAATCAATGTTAACAATCTGAAAAATAGGAAAGAAGTTCTGACTTGGTATCTTGAAATGAATAGTGGCGGAACCCCTCATACCAAAAAAGAACTAAACAAAGTCAAGGAGTTACTTAAAAAATGAAAAACTGGATAAAATATAAACTTAACAACGGCATAATGACGCGATCTTGTACACACTGTGGTGCAACCTGCTGCATCAGAGATAAAGCAGTTATCCACGAGCCGGGCTGCCCCGTGCTTACGGAAGATGTCTGCGAACATATGAGAATAATAAACGGAAAAAGCCTGTGTCTATTTGAGATTGGGCATTGTCGGGAGATAGTCGATGCTGGTATTCCTGGATGGTGCCCGAAATGAAAGACAAGGTAAAAATGGCTAAAGCGATAATGGATATATATTTCCGAATACATTTGTCAGATATTCCTGGGAATAGAGAGTGTATTTTTTGCGGAAATAATGAAAAAAAATGCAAAAAAATAAAACATAACGCCGAGTGTGTTGTTCCGCTCGCATTACAAATTTTAAAATAGGTGCATTAAATGAAAAACAAATTCAGCCATGAAGAAATGAAAACAAGCGAAATTAAAAACATTATCTTTCTAATCGAAAATGAATTGGAAGGAGCCCTGCATAAGCATCCAAAATTTCCTTGCGATCCGGTGCGTGCAGTCGCTATAATGGCCGAGGAAGCAGGTGAAGCGATACAGGCCGCGAATGATTGGGTGTACATTGAAGATGGTGGCGGGCCGCCATACGAATTAGAAACTGAACTTTTGCAGACGGCGGCTACGTGCATCAGAATTTTGAAGGGAATAGAAATCGGAAATATCAAGCCGTGAAACCATCATATAAAGAGTTGGTACATCGGGCCATTCAAAATGTAGTTCCGCATCCAGAAGAATGTGGCCATCCCAGGTGGGCGTGTGTAAAGGATCTGTTTGGAATCGGTAGCACAACGGCAACGGTGTTATGTAAAGAATTTGGGGAAGATCCGAACGCCATTGTAGAGTCTCCACCTTGCTCTGATTGTCCAAATGAGGATGAGGTGTGGACATAAAAATCTACACCGAGGAAGAAAATGAAATGATAGATTTCCTGAACAAAATCATAAGATACGGCAATAAGCACGCTGACGAATGGATGCTTTATTTAAGTATGATCTCTTTCGCAGCATTATTTATGTTTTTAATATATGCTTTATTATTTTTAAGGGGAATAAGCAAATGACAAACGCAGAATACTATAGACCTGTCTTGCAGCTTATAGTCTTATCCACAATCATAAACATGGTGACTATATGCGCATACATGGTTTGCACCGATGCGAGAAAGATTTCAGATGGAGTCGTGACGCTCCAGATGTCCTTCGGAGAACTAAAAATACATAAAATATATAGAATAAATTATTTTGCCCCTGGGGATGATTTCAAAAATGTTGGAGGTCAAAATATTTCCGGAAGCATATTCACGGCAACCGGCACAATGCCGACGACTTGGGAGAATGGGAGTATATTACAGACGATAGGAGTAGTACCTACTTTAAAACAGCAAAGGGAATAAAAATGAAAAAAGTATTTTTAGGTGGAACATGCAATGAGTCAACATGGAGAAACGATCTAATCCCACTTTTAGAAATTGATTATTTTAATCCGGTCGTAGATGACTGGACAGAAGATTGCAAAGAAAAAGAATTGCAAGAACGTGAAACGTGTGACGTCTGCCTATACGCTATCACGCCAAAAATGTCAGGAGTTTATTCCATCGCAGAAGTTGTTGATGATTCAAATAAAAGACCTACCAAGACGGTGCTTATTCTTTTAAAAAAAGACGAAAGGATATTTAAAAACTCACAATGGGAATCATTAAAGACTGTAGCAAAGATGGTTGAGAAAAACGGAGGAAAAGTTTTCTATTCGCTGGCGTTAGCCGCTGAATATTTGAATAAATTTTAACTTTAAAACATCAAGTGGAATAAAAAAATGGATTTTGAAAAAGAACTTTTAAAAACAATGCGACAGAAAATTTTAAAAGATGTAAGCCAAACACAAATCTTTGCAATTGATTATCATCAACGTCAATCGTTTCCTCAAGAAATCCTGGACAAGCTATGGTCATCAATAAATTGGAACGAAGTAATCGAGCAGGTACGACCAACGATACAGACAAGAATCTGTAATACAATTATAGGGTCAATGGAAACAGAACTTAAGACTGATATTAAAAGACTCCTGGCAATCGAAGGAGTGCGTCAAAAATTAAGGGTAGAAATCTACCCAAAGTTAATGAAAATACTTAATGGTGAAAGTGGAAAATAAAAATGAAAAGCGTCGACATAAAAAGACTGGGATTGATTTTGTCTGTGCAAGCAACGATTGAAGGCATGAAGGCGGAAAACAAACAGCGGGAACAATTCGGGGACTCCATGGCGTTTAGGTATGACGATTTTAAGGAAAAAGCGGCGGAGCTTGAAAATTTGAGTTACGCCCCCGAGCACGAACTTTAAATAAAAAAGGAGCGTAAAAATGGAAAGCATCGGAAAAGTAGTAAGTGAACAAAAAGAAAAGCATATTGTTATAGTAGAGTCGTTAAACGAATTGGATTATCTGAGACAAGACCTCATGGAACTCAAACGGCATATTGAGAATGCCCCATCGAAGGAAGAATGCACGGCTGATCCTGTAGCTTTGCCGTCACTTGTTGAATTTATGGACACAACTTCGAATGTAGTTTCTGATAAAATAACAGACTGCCGGGAAATTATTTGTTCTATCGAAAAGCTGCTGTTTTAAAATAAGACAGGCCCTGTGTGTAGGAATCCAGGGCCTGTCTTCCCGTTTAAACCCGTGGCCCATTCTCAACTTTAATAATTCCTGAGCGTAAAAAGATCCCGATCAAACCCGTCAGTGTCGTCTGAATTGCAGTCCCGGGATCCATCGTTCCAGTAAAAAATCCGGCGGCCCCAGCCAGCACTGCTGAAATTCCTGCCCAAAAAGTTTTTGTTTTGTAAACTGTTTTAAAATCACCCATTTCCTTCACCCTCCTAATATTGATCCTTTGATTATAAAGATTGCCGCTCCCATAACAGCCATCGCTATGCCGCCTAAAAACCACCATGACCTCTTCTGCGATACCTCAAGCACTCTCACCTTGGTACAGATTCCATTTGCTGTGCCATCGCCAATCAAGACATCGTACATCTTTTTAGTCATAACTGTGTTTTCGGCTATATGATTAGCGATAGTCTCAACGTCTTTTTTAAGCATAACCATTTCAATTCTTCGTTCGCTTTCAGGCATGGTTCAATCTCCAATTTGAACATCAGTGTTTGATGCATTCAAAAGAGTCCATTGCAGGAAACTCTTAAAAACATTATCAGGCTTCCGGTCATCTATTACTATTGTTACATTCTCCCCATTTTTTGCAAATTCAACTTTACTTCCATTTTTGTATTCGATTTGCCACTTGACACGATCCGGCCCCTTTACAATTGCCTTAGATTGAAACCAGGAGCAGGACGTCAGCAGGAACATAAGACTTAATATCAGGTACATTCTTGACCGCAAAATAAAACTCCTTCCCGCATCATCCAAGCGTTTCGATTGGCTCTGTGAGGGCCGCCAGGATCATACTTATCATGCTGGTTAAAATACAATGAATCCTTAATCTCAATTGCTGCTTTTGGAAAGTCTGCTTTTCTGAGGGCTTTTGCCATCTTTTTAAAATTAAGAACCCTTGCCAGCCCCATATTAAAAAGCATATCAATCAACACTGCTTCACGCACAGGCCCGATGCCGTTGACCCCGGTCAGTCTCTTAAAGCCTTGAAGGTCTTTCTTAGCGCCCCAAATGTCATGGTCGAACAGTACTTCAATGGCTTTATCAGGAAGAAAACTGCCGATGCTAAAATGATGGCCATGACCACCTGTGAGATTGCCAAGGGAATCCAGATATAATTGAGTTTTGTATCCTTCATTGTGTTTTACCATTTCTCTTAGCTGATCGTTTGTTATAGCCACTGTGTTTATTCCTCCGCTATCGCTATTTCTTCAACCTCCTTCGGTGTATCATCCAGAATATCTATAGCCGTTTCAAACATTGCTATTCCTTTTAACCAGGAATAATAGTTCGGGTAATTTAAATCCTTCTCAGCAGATATCATAATGTTATGATATCTCTCGGGCAAAGCATTTGATTTTGTAGCATCGGTGAACGGCGTGACCATCAACTGCACTTGCCAGACTTTTTTATTATCAGATACTGTATCCTCAATCATAACCCTGGTGATTTTGTAATAAGCTTCCGGAATATCGATACCTTTGTAGATTACTGCTTTTTGTAGTGCCATCTATTTTTTACCCTTCCCTGATTGTTTAGTTGTACTGCACCCGCCACGGCCTTTGTTTGCCCTGGAGCCCTTGCCTGATCCATCTCTTTTCGGTGTTCCTTTTGCTGTCATTTTAAATTATCCTTTCGGTTAAGGGATAGCTTCCACGAAGCCGTCTTCAGTTAACGGCTCCCAATCAATATGATGATGCAGGACACCAGAAGTTCCAATTTTTTCATAATATCTCCCTTAAAAAATAAATCCGTTTGTCCCGTCAAGGTAAATCGATACACTGTTATAATTAGTGGATATTACAGCCGTTGCAGCCCCATCAATGTTCCCACTTTCAAGACTGACTGTGATATTATTTGCACCCGCTCCGCCGCCTTCATCTTTTACGATAAAAACTCTCGGGTTATCTGTGCTACCTGAATTAACATCCTCTGTAGAGATAGTCACTGCCCTGTCAGCCCCCGTTGAAGTGACCGCAATTACATAATCACTGGTGGCTATCGACGGGTTATAATCTGCAGCCGCTGCCGTTCTGTGGCGTTTTAGCCCACCTGCGGTTGTCATCGTTGAACCACTTGGCGTAATAACAAGGTTGCCACTACCTGTAGTTTGAAAATCAGCGTAGTAGGTTGCTGAACCATCTGCATCGTTGTATGTAAGCCGGAGGTTATCACCGGTAGCATGGTTGATTTCGAGTGCTGCATCTGGGGCGGAGGTTTGCAAACCAACTCGTTGAGCAGAAGTTATAAAGACAGCCTCAGTAGGACTATCCCCATCAGATCCGTCATTAGTGTATACTATCAATGCACCCTTCTGATCATCAGCAGCTCCATCATGACTCGCCTGAATCTTTGCAAGTGTTGTTTCTTCTGTCCCACTCTGAGTACCCTTGAAAAGTATCTGGTTTGCTCTTGCGCCATCTGTGTCAGCAGGAGTTGTATTTAATAATGTGTGTGATGAAGACAGACCATTGATTATATCCGTAGATCTATAGATTTTTCCATTTGGTTGTGTACCAGCTAAGACAATTCCATTACCAAGGTAAGCTAAAGAAAGAATATGAGTTTCATAATCTTGTTTACCTAAATCAGTCCAGGTAGCTCCGTAATCCGTAGATCTAAATATTTTTCCATTCTCACCTGTACCAGCTAAGACAATTCCATTTCCAAGATATTCTAAAGAAAGAATCTGAGTTTCAGCATCCAGTTGTCCCAAATCTGTCCAGGTAGCTCCATAATCCGTTGATCTAAATATTTTACCATTCGGGTATGTTCCAGCTAAAGCAATTCCATTACCAAGGTAAGCTAAAGAAAGAATAATAGTTTCAGCATCCAGTTGACCTAAATCAGTCCAATTGGCTCCGTAATCCGTTGATCTAAATATCTTACCATTCGCACCTGTACCAGCTAAAGCAATACCATTTCCTAAATATTCTAAAGAATTAATATTATCTTCAGCATCCAGTTGACCTAAATCAGTCCAATTGGCTCCGTAATCTGTAGACCTATAGATTTTACCATTCGGGCTTGTTCCAGCTAAGACAATTCCATTTCCAAGATATGCTAAAGAATAAATATTAGTTTCAGCATCTTGTTGACCTAAATCAGTCCAATTGGCTCCGTAATCCGTTGATCTATATATCTTACCGCCTGTGCCTGTACCTGCTAAGACAATTCCATTTCCTAAATATGCGAAATTATGAATATAA